ATGGTGTACTCAACACTATGTTTTTGTCCAAAATGAACTATTTCAAGATCATTGACGAGATTCGCAATGTGTCTGACAAGGCGGAAAAAGAGTTCAACAATCTCGTGGATGTGCTTGCCAGAAATGCACCTGAAGTCCAGGAAACAATTTTTTGGTACGGCTGGAGTACGACTCCCGGACTCACACAAATATGCCAAGAACACTTTCCTGATGATCTTGTTGTTTACAATATTTTTCAATCCGCAAAGGCTCAAGGTGTAGTTTCCCACAAGGAGCAATGTGAATAATGAACTACGCTGCATTGGAACATAGAATGAGGACAGGTCAATTTGAAGATCCGTTTGATATTTACGAAACTTTTGTCCGCAACACGGACGGATCACCGGCAGAGCAGGTGGTTACGTGGAAAAACCATTTGGGAATTGACCACACACTGGACCTGCAGCTCCATACAACAATTGCGGTCCGCACACTCATGAACACGTATCGCACAAAGAAGAGGATTGACGCCAGGCTGATCACACTGTGGGAACAGATGTGGAATTCACCGCGTAGATCGGCAAGGTTGAACGGTAAACGCGTAAAAGTAAAATTTTAGTAGTCTGGAAGGAGACCAATTCAAAACTTGTGTTTAGAACCGCTAGATTTATCGCGTACTCGGGGCGGAAAACAAAATGGAGACCCCATGCGCAAATGCGTAGGGAACGGTACGACTGGAGGTATGCGTGCGTGCTTTGTTCGTGGTACTTGGCGTTTCACCTGCGTTTTGAGACGTGAAAACTGAAGAGAAGACACAAAAAGCCTAAACATATATAAATATAAATATTACACTAAATAATGATATATTTTTATTCAACTTTGATATAGGTGTATATATTTTCTTTACGGATCACAAAATGTTATTATTTCTTCTACTTACTTCTGTAGCGGCAAGTCCAAAGGTTCTGTATCCTTCAAAGGGGGTCGGCACACTGCAATGCAGCGGAGAGTGTGAGGATCTTACGCGCATCAGCTGCGTAGGAACACCTGTAGACAAGTATTATAGCTGGGAGTGCCATAATATACCGGAGTACTTGGAAGGACGAGTGAATATAAAGATCCCCCATCCGTACGATACGATTATAGCAGACGTGGAAGACGGAAGTCTAATTGTAACGGTTTTATTCATCTTAGGCACGGTTATTCTATGCTCAGTATCACCAGAATTCGTTCTGGGGTACGCGCTAGCATATGATACCGGGGAGGTTACTATTGTGGTGTAATCATGGTGTATTCATAGTACAGTAAACTTTAAAATGATATTTCAGCATACTGCGTGTAGGGAGGAGGATGGTATTTTAACTTTGTTTGGAAGAACTTCCGAGGGAGGCTGTGCCCTCCATGTGAGACTTAAACCTCGTTTAGTGTGTGTCAAGCACCCGTCAGATCTGAAGCAGTTCCTTGATCCCACGGACGACGACGTGACGACGGACTACAAAGAGTCGCTGAACAGATCAATTGCCTACGTGTGCAGTAAGATTGAAACTGTACAGTACACCGTTGGTCATAACATCCTACAATGGGGTAAGCGTAGATTTTGCGTACTTGGCTTTGCAAACACGGTTGATTTTTACTGTGTACGTAAACAGCTCCGTAAGCTTGATATAGAGATGTTTGATAACCAAGTATCGCTGTCTAGCCAGTGGTTTATTGAAAATGAGCTACGTCCGTGTGGGGTATTTGAAGTAAATGTCACGTCGGAAACACCCAATAAGACAACGTGCACAGAGTATTGGATTAAAGATATTCAACCTTCCACAGAATTGGGTAGCAAACCTTGTGTTCTGTCTTACGATATTGAGTGCCTTGTCCCAGAGAAGGGGTTTCCAAAGTCGGACAAAGATCCCATTATCAGCATTGGGTGCTACTCTGAAAAGGAAAGCAGATGCTTCTGTTTTCGTGAGACGCCCGGCTACGATTCGTTCGCAACCGAAGCCGAAATGCTCAGAGCCTTCTTAAAGTACGTAATTGAGCTAGATCCCGATTTCATCACGGGTCATAATATCAACCGGTTTGATAACGTGTACGTCCGAGACCGGTGCAAGCGGTTAGGTGTCCGCTTCATATGGTCACGGGTTTCGCACTACAAGTCAACAATCAAGCATCTTACCACGCACTCCAATCAAAAGGGCACGCAAGAACAGTACCGTCTGGATATTCCCGGACGTGTCATCGTTGACTCCTACGAGTTGTACAGGGCACAGCATAATTTGAAGAGTTACAAGTTGGACAATATTGCACAGGTGTTTGGACTTGGCTCTAAGTTTGACATGCCCTACCATCTCATTCCCGTCAAGTTTCAAACACCCGAAGGGCGCAAGGAGCTCGCGGACTACTGCGTGCAAGACTGTAAGCTTGTGCTTGACCTACTGCGGCACCACAGCAAGATTGTGAACCTTCTTGAGATGGGAAAGGTGACTGGATGTTTTGCCGAGGATATTCTCCAGCGTGGACAGGGAATTCGTACAATTACGCTTATGCTGTACTACTGTAAGAAACTCGGCATTCATATTCCGCGCAGCAACGTTGTTGCAGACGGCTACACTGGCGCAGTGGTGCTTCCTCCAAAGAAGGGCATTTATCAAGAGGCTGTCATTTGCGTGGACTTTGCCTCCCTGTATCCGTCTATAATGCAGGCGGTGAACATGTGCTACAGCACGTTGGTTTCAAACGCTGATATTGCCACAAACAACTGGGTCGAGGGTGTAGATGTGATTACCGTACCAGACTACGACTGGGTGGAGGGCAGGCTCAAAATTACGCACAATCCGGAGAACTGTAGTTTCGTGACCTCTAAGGTTCGGGAGGGAGTCTTGCCTCAGATTCTGACAGCGCTTCTCGGAGAGAGGCGCAGAGTAAAACAAGAAATGAAACAGCACTACGGCACTGATATGGGAGCAATGCTGAACGGCAAGCAAATGGCTCTCAAAGTCGTCTGCAATAGTATTTACGGCTTTACTGGAGCCAAGAAAGGCTACTTGAGCGAACCCCGGATTGCGTCTTCCGTGACTAAGTACGGTAGGGGACTCACTCTGCGTACAATGGACAGTGTGAACAGCAACCCCCTATGGAAGAACAGCGATGTGATTTACGGAGACAGTGTTGCCGCGGATACGCCAGTACTCTTAAAGATCAGGGGTGTTCTTCGGTTTAGGCGTATTGCCGATATTGTGAAGAAGTACACACACTCCGCAAACGGTAAAGAGTCGGGTGAGTGTGATCGTGTGGAAGTGTGGACAGACAAGGGTTGGACCAAGGTGCATCGCGTTATCCGTCACAAGGTGAAGAAGAAAATGTACCGCGTTGCAACACCCGAGTCTATTGTGGACGTCACCGAGGACCATTCGCTTCTAAGGAGGGACGGCACGCCCATAAAGCCAAACGAGGTTACGGACGATCTGATGGAAATTGACCTGCCTGGCATTGAGGAGAACCAGTGTACTCTGACCTGGTACGAAGCCTTCAACTACGGACTTGCGATTGGACGGAGACGACATAGTTACGGCGTGCGGATGTTCAAGGTCTCTAATAGCGCGTACATTCCTCCCGTCATTCTCCTGGCACCACTGCCGGTCGTGCACGCGTTCTACGACGGGCTCTGCGTTGGGTCTCGAGGCAGGGACACTCTTCGAAGAAAGTCTGTGGACAAGATACTGATTTTCCAGTACCAGTTTCTAGCGCACCGACTTGGGTTCAAGTGTTACATCGAGGAGGTGAAGGTAGGGTTTCGAATATGCTTCCGCAATACTATCCGCAAGAGCTACGTTAAGGTGCGCGAACTCGAGTACACGGAGCAGTACGTGTACGACCTGACGACGGACAATCACCACTTCCACGTTGGACCCGGTAAATTTGTGGTGCATAACACAGACTCTTGCTTTATAAAGTTGAGCAGGGAGCTCTGTGACGGAGAGGGCAACGTGCTCGTGGAAAACGCACATCGTATAGGCAAGGTGATGGCAGAGGACATTACGAAGCAGTTCCTCTCCCCGGTGCTGATGGAGTACGAGTGCTGCTTCAAACCACCCTTTGTGCTGCTGAAAAAGAAGCGTTACTTTGGAAACATGTGTCTTGAGGGCAAGGGTCCGAAGATGTACATGAAAGGTATTGAGTGCATACGCAGGGACTTTTGTGATCTTGTTATCAATACGCAGAAGCGAATGGTGCAATTGGTCTTGGAAAACAAATCCGATGATGCGGTAAAGTACGTGCAAGGAGTGATGGACAAACTGTTTAGGGGCGAAGTGGACATTGCCGATCTTGTGTTGTCTAAGAAGTTGTCACAGAGTCCTGATAAGTACAAGACCACCGCACCGCACGTGGAGCTTGCGAAACGTCTTGGGGAGAACGGTCCGCAGGCGGGGGACCGCGTAGAGTATCTGATTCGCGCGGGGTTTGAACCCCTAAACAAGCGTGCGATTCTCGTGAAGGAGGCTTCTTTATATCAACTGGATTACAAGTACTATGCGGAAAGGCAGTTGCACGGTCCAATTCAGCGTATTCTGGACGTTGTTGTTGGGCACAAAGTATTTAGACACCAGGCGGTGACTGCGGCGAGTACGGGTCCCATTGTCAAGTATCTGAAACTCGGGCAGCGCAGAAAGAGAAGAAAGATAGACCCATTAGCAAATATAGACGGCACTGTTACTGCTTCAGATATACGAAGATATTTTGGTTAACGTTTGTGTACGGTTTTATATTTATGTTTAATCTGGTCCCCCCAAGTGTCCAACCACGTTCCAACAAGCGGTTTCCGTACGTTCTCTTCCAGCCATTGTGCGAGAGTTTCAAACAATGGCATTTAGATACACGATTGGTTACTTATATAAATGCAAACGTGTTTTTAATAAATTTTCACGTGTATTTATGTACTTTTGTCATGAGAAATGTGGCTTGGTTTAATTGCAGGCGTATTCTACGCGGCAACGTCAGGCTTTAATGGAAATCCGCCTAGACTAGCCTGCACGTGTGGACCATTCAAGGAGGGCAGGTTGTTCTATAAGGGGACGCACCTCAGTCACTGGATACTAGCAGCGCCGTGCAGTGTTGTGAGCATCTTGCTCGGATCGTACGACTTTGCGACGTTCTGCGGAGTGATGGTCCTGCACGGCGTAAGTTACACTGGCGCGGACCTGCCCAAGATTGCCCCTGTGGAAGAAGACGTTGGCGATCTTGATTCGGATGCCGAGTTGGAAATAGACCCCTAGAGGTCAAACTGCCACTTGATCATAGCGGCTGCAACACACTCAATGTATGTTGTAGAGACGGTACCAGGCACTTTTTTGCGATGGCGATGCACACACATGCGGGCACAGTCAATAAAGTTCTCCAGTCGGTCAGGGGTCATTGACTCCGTCTTTAACACACTTGTATTTAATTTGAAGTTTGTGACAACGTCTTTTAATTGTACATCTCCACGGAACCATCTTGCAGTGTCAAAGCCGCTTGGGTACCCCTTCAGCGGATTGTAGCCAACGTTCAGGTCGTGCATCCGCTCCGAAATCAATCTGCTCTCCATATCATCATTTTGCTCAGCAACGGCTTCTTCGCACCTCTGGTCCCACTCTTCGTCAGACTCAGAGGATTCGGAATCGGAATATGAATCCATAGTGTATTTCTTTTTTGTTTGTATTGGCGTCTGCGGTCTACACCTTTATAATTCCGCTCGGATCACGAACAGCGTCCACCCACTGTGCTCCCGAGCGAGTAGAGCAGGCTACCGTCTCTAGCTCAAAGAGACACGCCCCGTGTGGACACACCGCCTTGTAGAGCATGGAGTAGTACTGGTGCTCCGGGAACGTTTCGCGGCACGTCTTGATCCACTCTGTACCCACAGCGTCAGAGAACTGTGCCTTCCTGCGCACGAGTATCTCGTCGGGAAGGATTCCCACAAAAGCATTTCGTAAAACTTCCTTTTCAAGCACCTTCCACATTTTTTGTTGTGGATGGAGTCTGTTCATGGCAAAGTCCACAACGTCCTTGTCAAGAAATGGCACTCTGCACTCAATACCAAATGCAGCACACGTCTTGTTTGCACGCTGGCAGTCGTACGCGTGCAGGGTCTCCATCTTATCAACGGACTCAGCGAACAGGGATTGTGCGTCGGGTGCGTACTTGTTGTAGGCGTACCCCGCAAATAGCTCATCTGCGCCCTCTCCAGATAGCATCACGCGAATACCGTCACGTTGGATTCTTCGACATAGTAGGTACATGGGCACGCTAGCACGCACTGTTGTGATGTCGCACGTCTCCACCGCGCGAATCACCTCGGGGATCGCCGCCAAACCTTCGGATACTGTGAAGACTACCTCATGGTGGTCCGTGTCCAGAAACGCTGCCACTTTGCGCGCCGCGAGCAGGTCGGGGGACCCCTCTAGCCCTATGCTGTATGTGCGAATACGTCCGGACCTGCGCGCGAGAGCAGCAATAATAGACGAGTCCAAGCCTCCCGACAGAAATACAGCCCATGTAGTCATTGGAAGGCGCTTACGCACTGCGCGCACAAGGAGATCTCGCAGAGGCATGTGGTCTGGAATCTCTAAAGGCATGGTGTACGGTCTGATGTAGCGAAACCACTCTGTATTCAAGACAGTACCAGAACAACAGTACCCTGGAGGGAACAAGTGGACCTCATCACAGTGCTCCAGCGCGCGCTCCATAGACGCGAACCAGAGTTGGCGCCCAACCTCGGACTGGACGGTGCCTACGTACAGCGGTACAACTCCAATAGGGTCTCTTGCCGCTACAAACCCGTGCTTTGGGTGAAACCCGACAAATGCAAAGACACCGTCAATATACTTTGGTGTGTACTTTCCGTGGTGGGATAAGAGTTGGGGAAGCGCAAGGCAGTCCCTTGTGTGATTATATAGTTCCCCATTACACACTACGCTCCACCCTCGCTCACACAGAGGCTGTTGCGTGGACGACGCGTGTGTTGCCAATCGCGCGTGCGACATAACAACGTCGGGGTTGGAGTGCACATGCTTTGTAGAATTATCATCAGGTCCGCGAGGCATTATGACCTCAAGTGGTGGAATAACATCTGCTACATGTACACTATGATCTGAAATGACCACAACAATGCCACACATTGGCTAGATTTTATGACTAGAAGTAGTCAACTGTTGTTGGTGGCTGTCCACTGTTTAGTTTGAAACAGTTGTTCCCTAGCTCTCCAAACCCACTGTATCTGTTATGTTGTTTGTAATTCACATATTTTTTATTACCCTTTAACATCTACTCCGGAAGATATAACCTATTTTATTCTTTGAGAAATTATGTTGGTCGGGATGGCAGCCGGTATTATCTACGCAATTGTTGGTTTCAGAGGTCAGGGCAACCCCCCTCGTCTGGCTTGTACGTGTGGACCCTTCAAGGAGGGAATGCTCTATTACAGAGACGTGCACATTCACCACTGGGTGATCTACGCGCCAATTAGTCTTGTTGCTCTACTCCTACGGGTGTGGGACATAGCGGCGTTCTGCACAATTATGACCATGCAGGGATTATCGTACTCTGACGCGCTTGAAATACAAGAGGAAATAGACCCAGAGTCACTTGATCCGGTCACCTGATGTCCAAGGTGCCGTCAGTTCCCGCATTTTCTGCAGTTGGTCTTCCGTTTGGCGCAAATAGCCGTTCATACACGTTTGAAAGAAATGCGAAGGCATCTCAAAATCATCTTCGCCTGCCACGATATCCCCGTTGCTAAATCTATATCCAGTCCCAATACGCGTTCCGTTCACGTAACACTCTATTCGGTCCATTGATATAAGACCATATTTTGACCACTACACCTTCTCAATTGTTTGCTTTGAACAAAGTGGTTTTTTGGACCTCCGAACAAAGACTCTTTGTATCCAGTTTACCGGCTCTACTATTTCGGAAGTTACTTTTCCCAGCATGTTGAAATTCAAATGGTGTATATAAGAATATATCTCAGTACACCAAAATGCTTGTTCGTAAGAGGGATGGAAGTCAAGAGTCTGTCTCCAAATCAAAAATTCGGAAGTTTTTGCGTCACACAGGACACAGTTCCGAAAAACTCATTGACACGATTATTGGCGGCATGCCACGGTGTATTGAGACGAGCCAACTGAACACCTACTTTGCCAACACGGCACAAAACTCCGGACACAGCCGTCTAGCTGGACGCATTGAAATGCTCCACCTGCATAAGACGACCTCCCATTCCTTCACAGAAGCCATGCTGTCACTGCCGCTCAGTGCTGAATTTCAACAGAAAATTTCGTTGCTCGACCTAGACAAATTCATTCGACACGAAAACGATTTCACCTACGACCTGTTCGCGCTCAGGACACTGCAGCGCTCATACCTCATGCGGGACGACGACCAGATCGTAGAACGTCCACAATACATGTTGATGCGCGTTGCGGCGTCACTGTACGATACGGAAGACGAGATCGCGGCATGCTATAACGCGTTATCCGAAAAGCTGTACACACACGCAACACCCACACTCTTCAATGCAGGCACAACAAACGGACAGTATGCCTCGTGTTTCCTGGGTGTCATGCAGGATGATTCAATTCTGGGCATCTTCAATACGGTGAAGCAATGTGCGCTTATCTCCAAAACCGCAGGTGGTATTGGTATGAGCATTTCAAACATACGTGCCACGGGTGCAAACATTCAGGGTGCCATGGGGAAGTCCAACGGGATTGTGCCCATGCTTCGAGTGTTCAACGAAACGGCGCGCTACGTTGATCAGGGTAGACGCCGGAAGGGATCCATTGCCATGTACCTTGAACCGTGGCACATGGACATCGAAGCATTTCTTGAACTCCGGAAAAACCACGGAGACGAACACACCAAGGCGCGAGACCTGTTCACAGCACTCTGGGTACCCGACCTTTTCATGCAGAGGGTGCGCGACAATAAGGAGTGGACGCTCTTCTGTCCAACCACCGTCCAACTCCAGGACGTACATTCGGAGGCATTCAATGCACGCTACGAAGAGGCAGAACAACATCTCCCCGGAAAACAAATTATGGCAAGAGATCTGTGGGAGAAAATTATTCGCACGCAGATTGAAACAGGTACCCCATACATCATGTACAAGGATAGAGTCAACGCCTGCAGCAACCAGCAGCATTTGGGTACCATAAAGGGATCCAATTTATGTGCAGAGGTGGTAGAGTACACTGCTCCCGACGAGATCGCTGTGTGTACGCTTGCATCCATCGCACTGCCCTCCTTCATGGAAGAAACGTTCAATTTTGACAAGCTCGGAAACACTGTGGAACAGGTCGTACGGAATCTTGATAGCGTCATTGATACGACGTACTACCCACTTACAGAAGCGAAAACGTCCAATATGCGCCACCGCCCTATGGGCATTGGTGTCCAGGGGCTCGCAGATCTTATTCAGATGAACATGATGGCATACGACTCAGAGGAAGCCGTACAGTTTGACGCCGAGATCTTTGAAACTATGTACTTCCACGCGCTCAAGGCATCGTGCCAGCTCGCAAGGGAGAAGGGACCTCACGACAGCTTCACAGGGTCTCCAGCTAGCAAGGGGGTGCTTCAGTTTGATTTCTTTGAAGTGTCTCCTACTCGGTACGACTGGCGGGGACTCAAGGAAGATATTGTGAATCACGGGCTGCGCAACGCACTGCTCATCTCCGTCATGCCTACAGCGTCCACGGCACAGATCTTGGGCAACTCCGAGGGCACAGACCCTCGGACGAGCAACCTCTACAATCGCAGAGTCCTGTCGGGCGAGTTTATGGTAGAGAACCACGTGCTACGGTCGCAGGTGGACAACTGGCAGGACGTGAAGAAAGCCCTGCTCAGAGACTACGGTAGCGTCCAAAAGGCACCCGTTTCGGACGAAATCAAAGCTAGGTTCAAAACAGTGTGGGAAATGTCTCAGAAATGGGTGATCAACCACGCGGCAGCGCGCCAACCGTTCATCTGTCAAAGTCAAAGCATGAACCTGTTCCTGCCCGAACCTACAGTGAATCAGGTCAACGCCATGCACTTTTATGCCTGGACATCCAAGCTTAAAACTGGTATGTACTATCTGCGGACCCGCCCAAAAGTCAACCCAGTTCAAGTTGTTAGAGAACCAGAGTGTGAAAGTTGTAGCGCATAAATAATCTTTTTTTTTATTTTACATACGGAGTCACAAAATATTTTGTTACACTTGACACCAGAGTTTCATAGAAGGGAAACATTGCTGTTGCGCAGAGCGCTACATGACACCCAAAACACAAAGAATCACTTACTCTACAGCCTCTCGTGCCTGCTCCTTCGAGAACAATGGGAAAGGGGAAGAACGCAAAGCGGCGTGAGAAGAAGCGGCGCGAAGCCCTTCGCCGAGCTCGCGAAGAAGCAGCTGCAGCGCGCGCTGCGCGCGCTGCGGGCGCTGCGCGCGCTGCGGGCGCTGCGGGCGCTGCGGGCGCTACGGGCGCTACGGGCGCTGCAAGTGCAGCCCCCGTGGCTGTCCACATGCCAAACGAGGCAGCGATGATCCAGGCTATGATGGAGATGACTGGGCAGACGAAGGAACAGGTGCTGCACATGCGCGACAAAGCGTTGCATTACGTGCAGAACCAACCACCAGCTAAAGTCATGAAGAAAGTAACCCAGTCGCTCACACAGTCAACACGCGAGCTGCACACCACCCTGGAGCAAATACAGGGCATCGGGGGCAGCGACATGCATGTCTGGCACGAGGTGGGTGGGCTCATTTATGACTTGCCCATTAATGGCGATATTCAAAAATTTAATAAGGACAACCCCGATTCCCCCTTCACCCTCAGAAGAGCCTACCCACCGGCTCTACAAGAGGAGTGCTTTCAAAAATTTGTCAAAAGCAAGCTCCAACGTGCTCTGATGATCCCACCAGGCGTCAATGTTGATCTGGGGAGCGAGGAGAAGTGGGAAAATCGGTGTGTCGAGCGCGCAGCGGTTCTCATGGCACTCTACCCAGAAACATTTAACAGAGCGACTCTCTGCATTGGTGGCGTCGGATGGCGCGAGCAGAGTGGAGCCGTACACTGGGAATTCGGTTAGTTTATATGGTGTACTTGACTAAATATAATCATTCCAATACTTTATTTAAAGTCTCGTGGCGGCTCCCGGACGAATCGCGCGCCACCACAGCGGTAAACTTGCGGGAAGGTAAGCCCATTGTTCTCCCGTTGCTTTTTTTATCTATTCTCGAAAGCGTTTTTTAATTTTTATTCGTCCTCGTCATTCTCCATGAGCCACGCAAGCCTTGCGACGCTCACCTGCAGATCATCGGCTTGGTCCCAGTAATCTTGAATGTCCGGTTCCTCGTCCGAATAGTCGTCGTCAAGATCGTTGTTTGTCCAGAACCAACGCGCTTTCGGAACACCCAGTTCTTTGCATGCCTTTTCCATCTCACCCAGAATGTCTCCGTCATCCTTTTCCGCATAGGCACACGAATGATCTTTGCCTTCATCGGTGCGGAAGAAACCATTGATTGCTTCGCAAACTTGAGCCCGCGTGCCATGGTGAAGCGCGTACATATTAAGTGCGCGTGCACTTTCTTCGTCAGCTTTCTTCAGGGCGTCGTACACCGTGCAGTTCGGCACCGCGCTCGCGGCGCTCGCGGCGCTCGCGGGGCTCGCGGCGCCCCCGGCGGCGTGCTCGAGCTGGCAGCGTGGCGCTTTGCCTCCTGTCGTGTGCCTGGGGTAGGCGGGAGCCGGGCGCTTGTTGGAGTCGGTCATGCTGTGGAAAGGGGGAAGGGGTGAGTGAGAGTGTATGATATAATTGTGTATGATATAATTGGTGTAACTCGTTTTTTGGTGTCGTACCCCCGCGTGGCTGGCTGGGTCTAATACTTTGCTCTACGGAGGGTGTGCAGAAACAGTGTCAATGTAGTTTTTATTTCAAACTTTTACGCTTTCTCTTACGAGTAGGTACCTTGCCTGTGCAAAAGTGTATTTTGACTGGTGAAGTCTCTAGGCTAAAGTAGTTCTCTCCTTCTTCTTGCATTCTCTTAAATTGTCATACGCAGTGGAAACTGTTGACGAGCGAGACGCTTTCTTATTTAGCATATATTCTCTGCAGTCTGTAGCCTAGGATGAATGGCGAGTTTGAGTCCACGCAGATCGGGTCTGTTGGGTTCCGTACACACAAGGTCTTTCCTCCGCATGCCGAATATAGTGTCCGCGGTGCACTTGTTCCCAGAAACCATGACGCAGAAAAAAAGCGTGTCACCACCTGTTCCGTTTCGCACCCATGGGTCCACGATCTTGAGTTTCCCTCGGTGCTTCCGCCGGACTTGCAGCTGGTAGCCGTTACGGTCTCTCTTTCTCGCCGCGCATGATTTCACCTCGACATCGTACTGAATGCCTTCAATCAGTATCTGTAAATCGGCGGAAGCGCACGCATCCCGCTCGAAGTTTGGTTCCGTGACGGTGTACCCTGATGAAGACAGTTTTTTCCACACAAACCACTCTGCCTTGCGTGCCTGCTGAAGAGATTTTAGGATATCCGTCCGATGCCCGGCACCGTCGTTCTTGGATCTCCACGTTGGTGCGCCCCGTACGTTCGCCATTGTGCAGGATTGTTTGATTTTATACAGTACCGTTTTCGGAATATACATTATAATATATAATTGTGTTGACGGTATTATACACCTATATAATTGGAGGTAGTGTAACAGAATGCACGTTGCAACGCGATTCCTCCTAAGCAGGGTGCGAAAAATACAAAGTGGTCGTTCAACTCTGATAATATTGGACTGGAATAAGTATACGGAGGCGACTTGGCAGGAGTCGTACTTAACACACAGTGATCTCAATATCGTGGCGCAAGAAATAAAAAAAATTCAGCAGGGGGTAGACTCGGGCACTTTTAATCAGGCATTCGGCTCACTAGAACAAAAAATAAGACAAAGATATTAATTTTTCACACGCTTACGCTTTAAAGACGTTACAAATTCACCCCCCTCTGCATACGTGTCCACGTCAAGCATGCCGTTAACCGCATGCTCCATACATGCTTTCTTGTTCCACGACAATTTCTTTTTTTCCTGCATGACAAACTCATTGGGTCCAAACGTAAAACTCTGTACTTCTCCGGACGTAATCAGGTCCTCAATCTGGTCCAGAAATGCTTTCCTCTCTTCGCGGAGTGCCTTGAGCGCCATGCTCTTCTCGGCAATCTCGTTCTCGATCTTCTCGAATGCAGCGTAATTCATCGGTTGTTCCATTTTTGTCTGTTCCAGTGTCAACATCTACACCTTTATCAACAGCATAGTCTCCAATAAAGACCCACCTGGACCGAGCCGAGTTTGGAATCATCAGACCAGACGGCATTGTGAGACCGTTAACAAAAGCTCCCTGGGCGTTGCGGGCGAACTGTCTGTCAGTACCGTGCAGCAGAATGCGCATCATTTTTTGAGGGGGGACCTGCTTAAATACTTCCACGACAGACTACGTGTTGAATTACGTTAAACGCATCCATTCGTTCTCATCCGTTTGCCACGCCTCCTGCAGTGTCTCCTGCAAGGCTCTTGTTGTACTCGGGTACCTCTTCTTCTCCAACCTATGTCTAAATACCGTCCAGTATAAGTCCGTATCGGGGTGATCTCTCTCTGTCATGAACCATGCCAAGTCGTCTCTGCACTTGCGTTTCTGTTGACGCGTGTAATTCCACTGTGAAAAAACATAGTCCTTAGAAAACGGAACGCCGCCCTCAAATGACCCGTGCACGCAGCGGCTTACCATCTCTAACCATTGGCGCATTTGGGCACGGCGGGGAGTACTTATATGTCCCGCATGAAAAACTTCAGTTCTTTACACTCTGACGTCACAAGGTATGAGCAGGTGGGTGGCGACATTTTGATTGCGTACGTAACTATGCGGCACATCCGCGGCGAGACAAGCATGCCAAGCTTCTTCGTTTGTCTGTTCAGGGCGCTGCTGTGTTCGTTCACAAACGAAATAATTTCAAACCACTGTAGTACGGACGGTCTTTGCAGATCGCGCAGGTCCCAGCTAATCTTGAAGGGTCCGTCTGATATTGCAGCGTCCAAGATAATCTTCAACAACCCGAGTGCGTTCATTGAGTTCATCCGAAGAGCCCTAATCTTCAGATGATGGTTTTCCCATGTACATACAAAGGATTCTCCAGTATAATCCATTTGGTATATCATGGTGTATATTAATACACCGCCCTCATAAAACTATGATCTGCACAGAGATACGCATACAACCGGTCGATGAACCCATTGTACTTGAACTCACTGCTGAAGATAAGCGCGATTATATACTGAAAGACCCAAGATTCGGCATGTGCTCACTCACACGGTATATGATCACACACCCCAAAAAGAAGAATTGTTCTCAGTTTTTTGCGCGGCATCTGTGTCTCCCGTTGCTCATCTTTACAGCACAGTGGCTCATGTTTATTTCCATACTCATCCATAAGCACGACCTCAAGGACTGCGGTGGTGGTACGCTTGCGCAGAAAATGCTCATGATTTCGGTCGCCATGGTCTACTTTGTTCACTCCTTCTTCGCATACGACAATATCAAACAGTCCTATCCACACCACAAGGTGACACCCTCCTCCTCAATTGTCGTTTCTCTCGATACATTCCAAGAGCACAGCTTTAACCTATTCGTTCACATTGCCAACCTGTGGCTCGTGTACATCAGCGAGGACCTCCTTGACGCCCTCTTCAATTCCCTCGCGCTAGAATTTCTCATGAATCTAGACAACGAGTACGAGCGCATGTACTTTGAGAATAATCTGGAGGAGGCAGAAGATATCTACGATAATTATATGGTCACACCCGCAGAGGACTGTGCGCTCACGAAAGAGCGAAGGAATTACATCATGTACAGGTTCTACGAACAGATGATGTACATTCCATTCAAGTTGCTGTCTATAGGATTTACCCTTCTGCCAGTATACTGCTTCTTCATGATTAGTGTTGGAGGACTCTGTAAATAATATAAAGGTGTATAAGTCTCTCCATTTGAAAACAAACATGCACAGTAGGTTCGTTCCACTCGTAGGCGGTATTATTCAGCTCACTGACGAATGGTTCACACAGAGGAAGGGAAGACTCACCGGGTCAAAACTCGCCAACTTTTGCTTTATCAAAGATGAAGCAGAGTACGACAACTACTTTGGCATTGTGTTTGAAGGTAAACCCAAACCGCCGTTTACTGAAAAACAACTCGGGTGGATGAAATACGGAAGGGAACACGAAGATATCGCAATCTGCGCGTTTCTCAACGACGCGCCAAGCAAGGTCGGTGATATCTATATTGCAGAAAGTCCCTTCTACAAACATTCGGATCCCTCGGTTGGGGCGTCTCCAGACGGCACCTACGCCATATACAAGGAGGGCAAGATCGTTGAGGAGGGCGTGATTGAAGTCAAGTGTCCAGGAAAAGCACCTAACCGCCCATACCCAAAGTGGAAATACTACTATGTACCACAGACATTCTGGGAAATGGCTTGTTCCGGACACAAGAAAGCCATTGCCATATCGTGGGGACCAAGAAATATGCGCGCATGGAAGTATAGTTGGGACGAAAAGTACTGGACAGTCCTCTGCAATATTGTTGACGCGTTTCGCAAGCACGTCCCCTACCCAGAATTTCAAGAACTGCAGGCACAGCTGATCCAAGAGTCCAACCGTATCGCCAACAACGCACAGTGTCTTCATACTGGTTCCGGGTGGAAACAAAAGCCTTTCAAGATTCCCAAAGAGAGGACCAAGCAGACCAAAGAGGTCAAGATTCCCAAAGAGAGAACCAAGCAGGCGGAAACGCTCGCGTCGTTTGCAAGCAAAGATCTGCTCTACGCAGAAGTCAAGTTTGCCCAAGATACAGACTGGTTCAAAAACAACCTTCCAAAGCTGATTCCTACGAAGCGCGATAGAGACAGAGAGTTTGTCATCATGCACGTCGGCGATAAGTACAAACTTATCCCCGGGTTCGCTCCCAAAGGAGAAATCATTCTGACAGGCAATGAGAGAATCATTGCTACGGTAAAGTACAACGAATAGATATGGGACACCATGAGTATAGCCGAAGCAGAAAAAGAAAACTACGTTTTGTATGATGGTGTACATATACTTTAATAACCGTGTAGAAATGCTTGAGCTTATACTGGGTCCAATGTACTCGGGCAAGACGACCACATTGCTGCAACACGTGGGTGCTAACACGCTCGTGGTGAATCACAGTTTTGACACCCGGACTGGGAACAGTATACGTTCGCACGACGGCATTGAAGCACCCGCGATAAAGTGCACACATATACGGGATCTTCCGCGCACCTACGATACTGTACTCGTAGACGAAGCCCAATTTTTTGAGTCTCTTGAAGGCGTTGAGGATCTTGCGCCACACGTTGTGGTTGCTGGGCTCAGCGGGGATTTCATGCGACGTCCATTTGGGAAAATACTTGATTTGATACCTAAAGCTGATAAGATTACGTTCCTGCAAGCAGTCTGCGCGTGTGGCGCACCCGCGAGGTTTACGCAAAGGGTATCTACGGAAGATGATCTCGTATCCGTATCATCTGCATATATCCCTGCGTGTGCACAATGCTGGAAAGGCGTAGAAGGAGTAGCCAAGAATGATGGTGGAAAACCCGCTGAATAATAACACCGTAAGAATAACGGTCATGTCTCTGACAAAAAAAAGTACACCAAACGAGCTTAGCAGAAAGATAAGTGATACATACCGCCAGGCACGCCAGGGACAATTGCAGTACTCACAGGTGCTCACAGGGTCGCGTTTCTCCTTATGTATACACGAAGCTATATAGCACGAGCACACACTACATATACTAGATACAACTTCCATTTTCTTTACAGTATGCCTATTTATAAAGGTGTAGTCTTACTCAGGCTATGTTTCAAATTATGAATTACCATGCTTACCGTACACATCCACAGTATGCACGGTACAGTACTTACCTTCACTGTAGAGGAAGCCTGCGTCAAGGATTGCCCCATATGCCTTTCCGAAATCAGCAACCCAGTATGGTTAGGCTGCTGCGACAAGATCTTCTGCAAAACGTGTATCGCTGAGTGGACATTGTGCGGGAACACGTGTCCCATGTGCTGCAACAAAATACATACCGGGCTGTACAGCAACTTACTGCCACCTAGAAGAACCAAACGCCTGCGCATACCCACCGATAGGTACAAACCCATCTAAGCCACGTCAAAACGCAGTCCGCGTTTTGGGACGGAGAATTTCACATTCACATTCCCACTGCTTTCGGGTTCGGGCGGAGTAACGGGCGGAGGCGGAGTAAAACAACGCGTTGTTTCAAAAATTACACCGAAAAAAAATCCTAATATAATTACAAGAAACAACCCATCTAAAAATAAGAACACAATCACACTTAACTCCGTACTGTTGCTGGAAACAAATTCTATAATTGAAAGTATACATAGAATCAGAATAACAAGCCATACTAAGAGTCCAATTGGGTTAATATAATTATTGAAACGGTTTGGTAAAGAAGGGGATACTCGAAAAATAGATCGTTTGTATATATTCGTATACTTCCACTCATACAAAATGACTAATAAAAACCCCAAAAAAATTGACGGAACAACGTATCCCCACATTTACATATCTAGACTCTCTTTATATACTATTCTTTTCTCTATTGCGTACGCTGTGACAACTGCCATAATGCAGTCGCTCGTGTAGTGCCAGTCTCCCATAATGAGTTCAAACGCCATGAACACCACCACGAACCAGCGAAACTTGAATCTGTACAGTATCAGGTAGGTACACGCAGTGTGTCCCGAAAACATCATGTCCGCGCACGCCCGGAACGACCAAATAGATTGCCCCCTGCAGTGCTCCACACCACCCGGGGCAGGCACGATCGTAGCCATTTGCACCACGGCTTTCAACACAGACATCAACGCAAGACGGCGGCACAGCAAATCGTAGTTTGGACGCGTTAAGGCTCCAAATATAATAGTACATATCGACGCAAGCATGACACCCAAATCACCGTGCTCCGAGTGCACGTACACAAAGTCGTGCACTCTCGGGTGAAGGAGCACCTCCTGTGTTGTAACATAACTCAAACACACGTAGACTATAGATGTAACAAACAAAATCCAAATACCATGCATTGATGCAGGGAGACTCTGACTTATATGTGTAAAACTACTGCAACATTCTACATAAATGCCCGGGGGGAAAACCAGACATGGATTAATAAATGGGATGATACAACAAGGTATAACGTAGTTTACAATTCATCCACGAGACGTAATCAAAATAAGCTTTTAAAACAAAGATCTTTTAAGGGAATACTTCAATTTTATAAGGATTGTTATGATCGTGAACAAATTACAATATCTCCAAAACCAGATCTACCCCGCCTTAGATTCCCGGGAACACATATTTAGTGTATACCATAACATAGTGCATATAGTAAATCTTTGTTCGTATTAAGTTGTTTTACTTTAGGGCACGGACACACGTGCATGCAGAACTCTCCACCCATTCGCATCATCACGATCGCACTATCGTCTCCACCGCGGTACACGAAGAACACTACTCCCTCTTCCATGACCGTTGTTTTCATTGCCTTGAGTTCCTTGTGCGTTCCGACGCTTGCCATAATCTCTTGGTAAGTGGCATCTAGTTGAAACGCACGCGTTGAAAGTGGGCGCATTCTAAACGTCTATCCGTAAGTTATACCGCGTAGATTGGCGTGCATTGCGTTATATGTTTTGACTTGGTATTCCCCGGAAATCACTGTAACCACTATAGCAGTCACACAGAGCAGAACAATATTCGTAATGCAGACACATGCAGCGCATGGATCAAAGTGTTGTTCCATGCCAAGCTTAGCATCTTCCTCCTTGCTCATTTTCATAATCATGTATTCATATATACACCTTGCTATCTAAGTTAATTTTACTTCTATGCACATCGCCTGGAGTTCCTGCTGCAGTAGCTTGAACGCATACGGTACCGTCATTGTATGCGCAGCTTGATCACAGCGATTACAAACACCACCACGAATGGAGTGCGTGAGCCCGCAGGCACACACGTTCATCTCGTACGCGTCGCTGGAGTGCATCAGTCTCTCTACGAGCACGTGCGGTACACTGTGGCTCAACAGAGCGTCCTTTTCCATCTCCCCCATCCGCAGGGCTCCCCCATTCATACGCCCCTCGTTCGGCTGGCGCGTGAGAAAGTCCTTTCGCCCCCTGCCGCGAGCATGCTTCTTGTCCGCACTATTATGCTTTAATCTTTGGTAGAACGTTGGACCAATGAAAATAGGCACCTGGTACCGCTCCCCCGTCACACCGTTCATCATCACCTGCGTGCCGTCCTTCTTAAACCCCATCGAGCCTAGCAGCGACATGAGTCCCTCCGCAGTGTCCCCGTTGAAGGGCGAGCCGTCCTGCAGCCCCGCGTAGCAGCCGTACTTGCTCTTCACGCACTCCATGATCTGCGCACACGTCATCCGACTGGGAATCGCATGTGGGTTTAAAATAATATCCGGCGTGATTCCGTCGAGTGTGAACGGCATGTCCACCTGCGGCACCACCATCCCGATGGTACCCTTCTGTGCACTTCTTGAAGCGTACTTATCCCCAACGGAGGGGACCTTTGCGCGGCGCAGGCGTACCTTGCAGGCGTCAGACCCGTTTCGCTCCTTGTACACAAGCACCTTATCCACCACCCCAGCGTGCGTGGACGTTACCTTGTTTGTCACCTCAAATTTGACGCGCTTCTTTCGCACCCCCCTGTAACCTGACTTTTTCTTTGTGATTAGCGTGTCCCCCCGCTTTACGAGCGCGTTCTCGCTGGGAAACTCTTCGTAGGTCTCCCCTGGACAGAGCGTGTCTTTGATTGTTTTCAACTGCGTGCACCTGCCAAACCCTCGCTCAATACTAGACTTGTTCATAATGATTGAATCCTCCTGATTATACTTGAAGGGCATAATAGCCACAATAGCGTTCTGCCCAGTAAGTCCCATACCGTGGTTGTACACACGCTCCACAGAGGTCGTCACGAGAGGCGTCTGACCATAGTGTAGCACGTTGTTTGTCGTATCAAACCGGTCTTTAAAGGCAATTGAGTTCACGCTCTGCGCCTGTTTGATCATTGCCGCCTGGTAGGTGTTGCGCGGACCAGGATTGCAGTTGGAGTAGGGTGTAAGACCGGCACAAAAACCGAGCATCAGAATCGGGTCAATTTCAGCGTGCGTCTCTCCCACAAGTATGGTATCCTCCTCGTATACGTCCAGGTACTCCACAATACCCTCCGAGAGCATCTGGGTGAAACTCATGTCCGTGGTGTCGCGCAGCGGCAGAATGTACAGAGGACGACAGATCCGCCCGCTGTTCGTTCGAATACTAATATTAGGAACACAGATTGTTCTACAGTTCACAGTAACGGACACGTCTTTTGAAATCTGACCCGTACGGCGCGCTTGCCGCACGATGTCCGCAACTTTAAGGCTTCCGTATCCCACAAGGCTTCCGTTAATCACAATCATCAGATCACCATCATCCTTAATAAACTCCACGATGCTGTGCGTTGGAGTGTCAATGGACACGTACGCACCAATACTCAACTGTGCTTCTAACCCCACACTGGCACCCTCGGGAGTCTCAATGTAACAAATCCTGCCCCGGTGCGTACCGTGCACGAAGCGAGGCTTGCTCAATTTCTGCTCCGGTTTGATGCTTGACGACACACGTCGGAGCTGGGATATTGCCGTATAAATTGTCCCGCGCTGCAACAGCTGCGCCACACCCACGCGCTGACGTCCGTCGTGGCTCGGGGTGTTCCAGTTGCCGGTCCCGAGTGCGTAGCATAGTCCATCCGTCAACGTTGTTGTGCGCTGAATGAGTCTCAGAATAGTACCCTTTTGCATTTTGCCCTTCATTTTCATGTGAATAAACTGATACATAGAGTGTGTCATTTTATTCATTAAATGGTGCGTCAAGCCCGCGAGCAAATCGTGCACCATTTCAATACGTTGAAACATGAGGCTGTCCTTGTCGCTCCATTGTTTTTTGTGAATATCCCTGTACAGCTGTTTCAGCATGAGTCGTATGAACCCAGCCTTATGTTTTGTATGTGGCAGGCAAAAGACAAGCATCTGCTTTATCCGATCTTCCTCCTCGTCTCCGAGCGCAAACGTATCCTGCACAATTACGTCAGACGTCTCGTCCAACGCATCCTGAAAAAATGCTGTCTCTTCAGCCGTCAACGGAACAAACGTTGTGTCAGGAAGCAACCGCAGAAGCGTACCAATTGTTATTTCTTTTTTTAGTTTTGGAAACGTGACCATAGCGTGCGTGCCCGTCCACTTAATAGTCGTGACAGCAACACACCCCCCCTCAGACTTGCAGCAGAGCGCATAGGCTTCGTTGCCGTTCACCCGGCGATGCAGCGTCAAACAACAGTTGTGAATATGTGCGCGCTGGAAAATAATGCTTTTTTGAGAGCCCTTCACAATAAAGTATCCCGACGGATCAAAGGGACACAGCTTGTCATTAGGGTCGTGCTTGCTGCCAACCATGAGCGGAATGCGTCCAAGGTACACTGACGGAAGCACGTAGGACTCACCATGCATAGTCACATGCACGTCTGTATACAACAACAGACTATACGTAAGATTCCGAAGGTGGCACTCGTGTGGAGTCACCTCGTGTGACGTTCCGTCCGCCTCCAAATATTTTGGACGCTCAATCTTTGCACCAACAAACTCAACGTCCAATTTTTCCTCACCGTCAAACGTGAAACGGTTCACATGTACTTTGTGTTTCTGGAGGATGCTTCCCAACGCGTCAACGTACGCATCGTACGACGCACACATCTGCCGCGATAGCGGTATACTCTTCGCATGCGCCTCCATTTGATTTTCTACCACAACGCACATACACCATGGTGGTTTGGGAGGGAACTTCATCTAGTAGCATCCCTAGGCAGAAATATGTTCCCACCAAAACAAGGAAAGCTGTTGAGCTGATCTCAGAAACGATCCAGGAACGCAAAGACTACTGTGCAAAAAAACATTGCCATGATTTAACAGCATGGAAGAACATTCTAGCCACAGATTATACCGACCGCATCACAGAAGAGATGAGAGGGTGGCTACCCGACGGTGTTGAATCAATAGACGATTTAATACAAGATCAAATACAAGAGCGATTAGGAAGAAAAGATCTACCCGACGGTGATCCATCTATGGACGCTTTAGTTACACATAGATCCGCCAAGATTAAAGTTGAGCTGACTCTCGAGCTTTTGTGTGCCATTCGGGATTGCGTTGCCTAGATTGGCAGCTCTTCCGAACTCATACTGTTTAAAATCGAAATATTGTACATGGTACTCTAACGGAGTCATTCCTGCCTGCACCGCCTGCCGCATAACACATTGCTTCCTCTTCCTGAATTTCTTCGTAAGTTTTTTTTAAAAATGCAAACAGCGCTGTCCAAAACAGTGTGTTGAAAAACTTTTTATCTATAAATTCTTCGAGTTTGTATTGTGTATGAATACTTGAACCTACTAGATTGTTCACTATATTCTCTGTTAATTTCTTTCTGTGTAGATCGTCTGTAGGGTTTTCGCAGAATTTTTTCAAAGCCAATATCACCCACACCCAGTCTTTAGCATTGTAGATGTC